TAGGCATTGGTGATGCTGTGCCAGATATTATTGATCATTTTGAAAATATAAAATATATACAAGTTACAAACAACATCTGGTATCAATTTGATTACAAAGGGCAGCACGTAAGTGTCACACCAGAAGATATGAAAGATGAAAAATCTTTTAGAGTGAAATTATTAAGACATAGAGTTTATTGGTTGACGTTACCAAAACCAAGAAAGGGACCTAGCCCTTTTGAATTATTAATGAAAAGTATTGTTGAGCGAGCTGAAGAGAGTTTGGAACACACTTATGCTGATACTCTTGAAGAAGAGAGATACTCTGTTCTAAAAGATTTTTTTGAATCGCACATAGAGCAAGATAAGTTTGATAAATTAAAAGACGGTTATGTTGTACTAGATAGTAAATCTAATGTATGTTATTTTAAAAAATTGACATTAGATAAATTTCTAAAAAAGAATGCTGCGCGGATGTTTAATACTACCGCTGATGCATTGAGGATGCTAAACTGTGAAAGAAAAGATTATCACGAAGGAGAGAAAAACGTATGGTCAGTAGAGATGCCTAACTTTGTAAGTCACCAAGCAATAAAAACAAAACCAAAAAACGATGTAAGTGAGATGGACGATGGATACCACACAAACAAATTTAGATCTCCAAAAACATAAAAGTATTCACAAGAAAACAATAAAAATATTTGGCCCACCGGGTACAGGTAAAACTTACACATTAATAGAGAGAGTTTTAAAAAAATATCTTGCAAATGGCACTCATCCTAAAGACATTGCTTTTATATCTTTTACTAACAAAGCTGTTGACACCGCAAGAGATAGAGCCCTAGCTGCATTCACACAATATACAATTGACGATTTTCAGAGGTTCAAAACTTTACATAAATATTGCAGAAGATATTTTGAAGAAGAAGTTTTTGATCCTAAAAATTGTATGTTGGATTATGCATTACAAGCTAGAATTATAAAAACATCAGACAGTCGTTTATCGGATGATAATTTTACTTACAAAGATTGGTCATTAGGTGTTTATGATAAATCACGTAATATGTGTGAAGACCCCATATTAGTTTACAAAAAAGAATCTTACAAACGAGACTCACTTGATGTGTTTTTACGAAAAATTAAAACATATGAAAATTATAAAAAAAATTCTTTTATAGATTTTACCGATATGATTGAGAGAGCTATTGATGAAGTAAATTTTCCACCGCTAGAAATTTTAATTCTTGATGAAGCTCAAGACTTTACCCCGCTGCAATGGTCAGTAATTTACAAAATATCTCAAAATGCAAAAAAAATATATTTAGCAGGTGATGATGATCAAGGCATATACAAATGGAATGGTGCTGATCCCGCATATTTCACAACTTATTTTCCAGGCAGAAAAGTAATTTTAAGACAGACCCGTCGTTTTGGTGAGGCAATACATCATTTCTCACAAATCATTAGGCGCGGCATATTAGATAGTGTAGAAAAAGATTACGAAGCCTTACAAAAAGAAGGGACAGTCAAACGGTATCTTAATTTTAATGAGGTGCCTATAGGTAAATTACCGGGCACTTGGTATATTCTTGGACGGGTAAACACAACAGTTAATGAATTAAGAATGTGTGCTAAAGATGCAGGACTATATTATGGAGATAATAGAGGCAACCGTTCTTTTGATGTGAACCAATGGCAAGCTATAAGATCGTGGACAAAAATAAACAAGGACAAAAAAATAAACAAAAAAGAAGCTGAAAATATGTTCAAATATATCAGGCAATTAGCTGATTTGTCTTATAGAAGAGATAAATTTTGGACAGGTTTACCAGACTATCAGGAGTATGATTTTAAAGGTTTGAAAGAATGGTGTGGTTTAGATCTAGATGATGACTGCAAATCAAAACCTTGGTGGGAGATATTACAAAGAAATTTTAAACCTGAGCAAGTCACTTATTTTATAAGATTGCTACAAAGATACGGTGCTCGTCAGTTAAGTGCTGAACCACAAATTATTATTGACACTATTCATTCTGTAAAAGGTGGAGAAGCAGATAATGTTCTTATTTATTCTAAAACTAACTGGCCTAGTGCTTTCTTAAATAAAAATACAAAAGAAAAATCTGATGAAAAACGAGTATATTACACAGGAGTGACTCGTGCAAAAAACACTTTACATATTTTGTCAACAGATTATAAATATAATTATCCCATAGGTACGGACTATTTAGTATACTTACAGGAGAAAAAATGAGTCCTTTTTTTGAAGAAATAAAAGCTGGTCAATTCTTTCACCCTAAATTAGATGATTTAATATGGAATCCAGAGACAGAGTGGATTGATTATTTTAATTTTACAGCTTGTCTTGTCCCACACGAACTAGTAATGAAAGATTACTTCTACAGTTGGCTTTATGACAGACACCCATTTAAAGCTGGGATTCTAAAAATGGAAAACAAAACTATGTATAATTGGCATACCGATACTAATAGAGGTGTTTGTGTAAATATGTTAATACAGACACCAAATACTTCTTATACTTTTTTTAGACATACTCCGGACGTATCTCACTCTATTTTTGAATTACAGTATTTTCCAGGCACAAGATATTTATTTAACAATCAGAAAGAACATATGGTTGTTAATTATGACGGACCACGTTTTGTTCTTACAACAGAATTTTTAGAAGATAAAAATGAATTAACGTATACTAAATTGTTAAATGAAATTAAAGAAAAATTTAAATAATTTGTGGGACAGAGGCGGCTCGCATTATCAAAATTTTAAGATACAACCCGCGCAGTTTATTAATAAAAACAGATTACTATTTGCAGAGGGTAATGTAATAAAGTATATTTGTAGACACCGTAATAAAAATGGAAAAGAAGATCTGGAAAAAGCTAAACATTACATTGATATGATTATAGAGAGAGATTATGAGTAACGAATATCCATATCTAAAAAAGTTTATATTACCAACGGATATTTTTGATGAACTAAAATTAAGAATATCTCAAGTAGATCGTACAAATAAAAAACTAAAATGGAATATGCATTTAGCGGGTAACATAAGAGATGAATATGTTTTAGATGCAGACTTTCCTGAATTATATAAATTTTTAGATAATTTTATATTTGAAAAACAAAATTTGCGGGATTATGTTCTTAGGCAAAAAATAAAGGCAGTGCAAAAAGAAGCTCCTGTTTCTTTGTATTTGGCTAACTTATGGGTCAACTTTATGAAAAAACACGAATTTAATCCTGTGCATAAACACTTTGGTGTATTTTCTTTTGTAATATTTGTTAAAGTACCTTTTGTTTTTAAAGATCAAGCAGAGATTGGTCCAGGCAAAGAGTCTAATTCTAACTCTGTCGGTGCTTTAGATTTCATACACATAGGTTTGGATAATGAGATACACTCCACGACAAAGTTAGTTGATAGAACTTATGAGGGTACGGGTTATATATTTCCTGCCAATTTATGTCATACAGTTTATCCTTATTATGAGATAGATGACGAAAGGGTTACAGTATCAGGTAATTTATTCTTTGTTGGCAAATCTCCACCAATGGAGGATGTGCAATCCGCTAATCCTGATCAACCTATTTTAACATCTACAGGTGAAATTATTAAAAATGACTAGTCTTCAGCTAACATTTAATTTTAAAAAACACATTTGGTCTGCCCCGAGTGAGTACAAAGACTTGTCAGAGGCAGATGAAATTGCAATAGATTTAGAAACTAGAGACGAAGGTATAAATAATGGATTAGGAGCTGGTTGGGCAACAAACCAAGGAGAGATAATTGGCTTTGCAATTGCTACTGAAGGGTGGCAGGGCTATTATCCTTTCGGCCATTTCGGTGGAGGTAACTTAATAAAAGAGCAAGTATTGCAATATATGAATGACATTTGTTCGTTACCTTGCCGAAAAATTTTTCATAATGCTCAATATGATGTAGGGTGGCTGCAAGCGTACGGTATGGAGGTAAAGGGTGAGATAGTTGATACTATGATTGCTGGAGCCTTGATTGATGAGAATAGATATACGTATAAACTTAATGCTTTAGCCAAAGACTATCTTGGAGAGCTAAAAGCAGAAACAGATCTGAATGAAGCGGCCAAATCTCACGGAGTAGATCCTAAACAAGAGATGTGGATGTTGCCAGCTGAGCACGTTGGCTTTTATGCGGAACAAGATGCACGGCTCACGTACCTATTGTGGCAAAGATTTAAACACGAGATACACCAGCAGAATTTAGAGACTGTTTGGAATCTTGAACGAGATTTACTACCAACTTTAATTAAAATGCGTATGAACGGCATAAAAGTCGATGTCGAAAAAGCTGAAATGCTGCGCAATGACTTTATAGAAAAAGAAAAAAAAATACTTGTAAGAATAAAAGCACTTGTTGGTAAAGACATTGATATTTGGGCAGCACGTCAGATAGGTTTTGCTTTTGATAAATTGGGTATTGATTATCCTAAAACACCAAAATCTGGAGAACCAAGTTTTACACAAAATTGGTTAGTAAATTCTGATCACGAAATATCAAAATTAGTAGTGCAAGCTAGGGAGATAAATAAATTTCATAATACTTTTCTCAACTCAATAATGAAATACGAACATAAGGGCCGTATTCACGGAGAAATAAATCAACTGCGATCAGACTCTGGTGGCACTGTTTCGGGTAGACTTAGTATGTCAAACCCAAATTTACAGCAGCTACCTGCAAGGAACAAGGACTTCGGTCCTTTAATCAGAGGCCTTTTTCTCCCTGAAGATGGGTACAGGTGGGGTTCTTTCGACTATTCTCAACAGGAACCTCGCCTAGTTGTACACTATGCAGCCAGTATAGGTGAAGGATATGAGGGGTCACAAGACTTGGTCGAGGCTTATACAAATGCTGATGCTGATTTTCATCAAACTGTAGCTGATCTGGTTGGTATAGATAGAAAACAAGCAAAAACAATTGGCTTAGGTCTAATGTATGGTATGGGTAAAAACAAACTTGCTAATATGTTAGGTGTTTCATTTCAGGAGGCACAAAATTTAATTGCAAAATATAACAGCAAAGCTCCTTTTGTTAAACAGTTATCAGATAGGTGTATGCAAAAAGCAAATGGTGAGGGTGTTATAAGGACAAAACTTGGTAGAAAATGTAGATTTGATATGTGGGAGACA